AGCACCGGAAACCCCGGCAAAGACACCGGCAGAACAAAAGTTGGACAAAGTTGTTTCAATAAAAGCGAGTAACCCAGTTGAAACCGCACCGGTGGATGCACCAAAAGACGAATGGACACCGGAAAATATAAATAAGCGAAGCAAAGCGGCGGCGATTGATTCAGTCCGCGCGGCAATGCGATCATTGGGATTTGACGATTAAAGGGGCGCGAATGTGGCAAAAAAACAAACAAAAAAGAAGCGCGCCACGGCTGAAAAAAAACGCCCGATTGGACGACCGGAAATAGACGAAAGCGCTGTCAATAAATTGATGGACGCATTTTCGTGGGGCTGTGATGTAACAAGTGCCTGTCTTTTTGCGGAAATATCGCGACAGGCATATTACAATTATTGTTCCCGACACCCCGATTTTAACGACAGATGTGAGGCATTGCGAAATATGCCCAATTTACATGCGCGTAGAACCGTATTTAACGCCATGATGTCGGGGGACGTTGCAACAGCCAAGTGGTATTTGGAACGCAAGTTCAAAGACGAGTTTGCGACCAAACAAAACATTGATTCCACGAATGTACATACCGGTTTTCAAATCGTTATGGCCGAGGGCGACGATAAGTTATGAGCAAAATAACATTGACCCCGGAACAGGAAGCGGACAAACAACGCAGAATTGCGTTATTTAATACGATGTTTGAACACGATTTTCCGGCGCGGCGATTGTTGATATATGGTGGTTCGCGTTCGTCAAAGACATTCCGCACACTGGAAAAAGTGTTAAAACGGGCGATTTATTACCCGGGGAGCCGACATTTAATTGCCCGTGATACATTCACGGCATTGAAAAAAGCAATTATTTTGGACACGATGCCAAAGTTGTTGCGTTTGTATTATCCGCAATTATTCCATCACTGGAACAACGGCGGCATGAATAACAGTGTGAATATATTTACGTTGCCAAATGGTTCAGAATTGGTTTTTTCCGCTGTCGGCAACGTCGTTGAGGTTGAAAAATTACTTGGAACCGAATACGCGACGATATGCCTGGACGAAGTTAGCGAAATCAATTATGAATCATTACAAAAGTTGCGGACGCGTTTGGCGCAAAAAGTTGCGCATTGGCGTGATCCGGACCGCTTTATCAAATTGTTAGAGGTGTTGATTGAAAACCCACCACACAAGGGCCATTGGACATACAAGGAACATTTCCTGTATATGAATCCGCTGGATCCGGACAAACAATTGGATAAAACGATTTATGCGAATGTGCGCCTTAATCCGATGGACAATTTGGAATATTTGCCCGACGATTACATTGACAGTTTGAAAGAATTGCCGGCACATGAGCAAACACGATTTTTATATGGCGAGTTCGGCGAGGAAGCGCGCGGCGCGGTATTGGCAACAGAGTTTGCCAAATATCCAAACAACATTGCCGCCAAGATTCCATGGGACGATCGGTACCCAGTTTATACGGCGTGGGATATTGGACACACAGATGCCACGGCGATTTGGTTTTATCAGTGGATAAACAAACGGGTCAAGGTTATCAATTACATGGAGGACACGTTAAAGGCATTGCCGTACTGGATAGAGCAAATGCAGGCGCGTCCGTATAAATACGATATCGTGTTTTTTCCACACGACGGCGTAAACACCGAATGGGCATACGGAAACACCCGTGTCGCCCGTATGCGTGAATTGGGATTTAATTGTATTACGTTGCCGCGGTTACTGGAACAGGAACAGATTGATATTGCCCGTTCCATGATACCGATTATTGATATTGACAAGACATTGACGCGCGGCATCGATTGCATAAACAACATGCGGTATGATTTCAAGGACGGCGTGTTGAACACCAAAAACATTGTTCATGACGAATATTCGCACGGCGGAAAAGCATTTTTGTATCTGTGCCAAAGCATTTACAAGGGCAGGGACGAAAAGCGCGAATTGACCGCGGCGGAAAAGCGCGAACAATTGCATGAATCCATTGCCGCCGATATTCGCAAAGGGTTACAGGCGAACCGCGAGCAGTTGAACGACAATTACGACTATACAAAGGTACATAATGCAAATCGTTGGTAGTGATAGTCCGTCGTTTTACAGGGCCGCCGCCGTAATACGCGAACATTTGCCGTTGGTGGCGTTTAATGACGGATGTAAGATAATATTTGACGAAAACCGGTATTATTCCGTCATAAACATCGACAATATCGGCAATGTGGTGTATGACCACGTCTGTTTAGACCCGTGGTATATGACACCGTCGCATATTTTTATGGTATTGACCACGGTATTCAGCATGGGGGCGGTAATAAACGCATTTGTGGATCCGGCAAACATAAGGTCAAAAAAGTTTTTAATCGGGGTGGGATTTACGAAAACCGGAATCCTGCGCCAAGTTAATGGGAATTGGGAAATATATTCCATGACCCGTGCCGAATGGTACGGCAACCGCGTCCGTCGGCATTTTATCCAAAAACAAACACAAAACGAAAAACAAACACAATAAACAGTGCGCAACGGTATTTGGCGCAAAACAAACAAATATCAACAAGGGCGAGTGCAATAGCACTGATTTTAATTTTTCCAATTACTTAAAGGAGCATATAAAATGGCAGTTGGAAATCCTAATTTCGGTAACTTGTATTCAACGGCAGTTGATAATTATACCAAGGAACTGAAAGATAACTATACAGCCAACAGCAAATTGCTGGATTGGTTGAAAAAGAGTGGCAACGTCGTTACCGAGGACGGCGGTGTTGAAATATTGCAAAACTTGGAAGTTGCAGAAAATGGTGCATACAATCGTTATGATGGCGCACAAGCATGGGATTTGGAATCCAAAAAGTTCGCAACAGCCGCATCATTTGGTCGTAAGAAAATCGCAGTTACAATGGTTGTAACCGGTGCTGAAATCATGGCCAATCGTGGTAAATCACAAATGATTGATTTGGTTTCTGCAAAACTGAAAAACGGTGCAAAATCATTGCAAAACGGTATGGCCGCCGATGTTTATTCGGATGGTTCAGACCCAATGCAGATTGGTGGTTTGCGTTACTTGGTTTCGGACACACCATCGTCCGGTACAGTTGGTGGCATTGACCCATCCAGCAACGACAACAAGTTTTGGCGTAATTTCAAGGGCACATGCACATTCGCAAGCGAAAGCGTTGTTGATAAATTGAATGAAGCAATTATGAAAACAACGCGTAACAACGACACACCAAAGGCAGTGTTTATGGACAATGCTTGGTATTCCAAGTATTTCAACGCATTGCAAGCGGTACAGCGTTTTGTTTCGACCGAAGGTAAAGGTGGGTTCATGGAATTGTCCATCAACGGTTTGCCTATATTCCTGGATCAGGGTATTGCCGCGGAACCAATGACTGGTAAAATCCCAGCCAACCATGCGTATGTTTTGAACACAGATTTCATATATCTGCGCCCACACATCGCACGTAATCCGGCGAAAAAAGAACGCGTTAATTCAATCAACCAAGACCTTTACAGCGAAGCATGGTTGTGGGCTGGTAATATGACCATCAGCGGCCGTGCATTCCAGGGTGTTGTTGTTGGTTCTTAATTTAAGGGAGGTATATTATGGCATTTACAACCATTAACTTAAAAGAACCAATTGTTGCCGACGAATTGGGCGCATACGGTGCAAAAGCCGGGCAAATTGACTTTTTCCCGGGCGGTATGGCGATTTTCGCTGTGAATAAAACATCGTCTGCAATTACAGCCGGAACAAAATATGTTTCGCCAGCAGGCGAATTGAAAGGATCATCGGCAAGCGGTTATTTGACCGTTAAATTATTGGCCGATTGTCCGGCCGGTGCCGGCATTTACTGTGTCGCAGAGGGTTTGGTCCCAGGCGATACACCGGCATTCCAAGCATTCACGGTTGTTTCGTAATCTGAATGATTGAATAAGTCAGGCGGTTTGCCCGTTCCGTATAAAAACGGGCACACATTAAAAACAAACACCATAAACAAACACTTAATCAATGAGTTTTTGTTTATGGTCTTTTTTTAATTTAAGGGAATACAAATGAACGTTAAAGAGATTATGGATAATGTGTTGTCGCGCGAGGGGCTGTATCGCAACGTGTCCAACCCATTTATCAGCCAAGATTTGATTGTCCAGGAAAACATCCGTGTAATGAACGAATTGTTAGAGGACATTGTGCATAAAAACAGTTTGTCCGAACTGTTGCGTATGTGTTCATTTACCACATACAAGGCATTTGAAAGCGGCAAGACGTTGATTGGTGGCAAAGATATCATTTATTCCGGCGATTATCGTTATACGCCAGTTGTTTCCGCCGCGCCGACAGTTGATCCGGCAACGATTGGATTAAATCCAGGCGAAACCGGTACCGCATCAGACGGGGTACAATGGAAATGCATTGGCGATTGGAACCAGTATCCGTTTGCGAGTTTGGCGGACGATTGCGCCGGCATCGATACCGGTACGATGGTCAATTTGAATCAGCGCGTGGCGATGCAGGCGGTCAATATGCATCAATGGATGGTTATGAAAGCGTCGTCCGTGGCGGTTGGCACAACCGGAATATTCAATATTCGCGACAAATCCATTTACATATTCCCCGGGTTAGCGGATGGCACACCAATTCAATTTCTGTATTACACAAACAAACCGGTTGTTGCCGCAGATGGCACGAAAAAAGCCAAGTTTGACAACAATACCGACACATGTTTGATTCCGGATCAGATTTTATTGTTGGGGACGACATATCGGTATTTGAAAGACAAAGATATTGGTAACTGGGCGGAAATTGAAAAAGAGTTCTTGGAAACGTTATCCCAGCACGAAGCGCAGGGTCAAGCGCCACAGCAAATTGATTTAGCCGGTGGTTCATTGCGCAACATCAGTAACTATTCAGACGGAAATTGGAAAATATAATATGTCAGACAGAATAACAATACCACTTTATCGGGTTGGTTGGTCCAGTGAAGCGCCATTGTCCGATGTTGGACAGGGTCATTTGTTGGCGTGTAAAAACTATATTATCAAACAAAACCTGGTGGAAAGCCGTAAAGGGTATTTCCCGGTGTTGTCGTTTTCCAAGCCGGTCAAGACAATGATTCCGTTGCCGGAATACAAGATGTTAATTGTATGCACCGACAACAAGATTTATGTGTATCAGGAACAAAGCGGAACATTTGTTGCGATTACGAACAAAAGCGGATATTCCACAGACGAATGGCGCTGGGCATATGTGAATCACCAAATTATCATGGTCAATGGCCAAGATAACGCGCAACAGATTTCGGTTTCCAATCCATTTGAACAGACCCAGGCGGTTACAATTGCCGATTGGGCCGTTACCGGCACAGATAGCAAGATATTTGATTGGATATCGGTGTTAAATGCGCAGGTGTGCGCCGGATTTGGCAACGATATGTCGGCATGGTATTTGCCGGTGGGATATGTCCAAGGGACATTAAAACAATTTGATTTGTCCGCAACGTCCGGAACATTCAAGAAAGGCGGCAGTATTGTTGCAGGGTTCAACATTTCGCGCGATGCCGGTATGTCGCTGAATGCGTACATCGGGTTTTTAACAGACCAGGGAGAAGCAATCGTATATTCGGGTAATGACCTGGACGATGCAACCAACATCGAATATAACGGAACGTATCAGACCGGTTATCCGTTGGGCAAAACGCCATTTATCAATTGGTCGGGCGATTTAATTATTATGACCAACAAAGGGTTCATTTCCGCCCACAGTATATTTGCCAATGGCGAAAACCAAAGCGCACAATACATATTCAGCCAAAGAATCAACACGTGGTTATTGGATCAAGCAACCAAGTTTGGCAAGGAATATGGGTTTATGGGCGCCGTTGTTCCAACCGAGGATTTTGTGTTATTCAACATTCCACAGGGCAGTGGCAGTTTCGTCCAGGTGTGTATGAACATCACAAGCGGCAAATGGTCGTTATTCAACAGCATAAACGCATACACAATGTGTGTGTTTGATGGGCGGTTGTTATTCGGTATGTCCAACGGCGTGTTCCAATATGGGACATCCGAATTGGATAAAAACTTTATTCCGCTGGAAATATGGACGTCATACACCAATTGTGGCAACGAAAACCTTAAACGCATCAATTTGTTTCAATTGCGGCATTCGTCGTCCGACAAAATCAATTTATCGTTTGCGGTGTATAAAGATTTTGAGAACCAGTCATATTATAACTGGACAGACACAAGCGACGTTATCAATTCAATCGCGGAAAGCGGATTTATTTGGTCAAACTATGCGTTAGCCAATGATCCAACAAATGGAACGGCGCAATGGGATATTACACCGATTGATACAGTGGAAACATAC